TGCTCGGAATCTACTGCGATGCGTGCGCCCAATACCAGGCGACCAGCAAGCTGCTGCGAGAAGAGCCTGTATCAAAAGACACCATCGCTGCAGCTCAGGCCTGGGCGCGATTGATCGCGTCGCTGGCCGAGAAGCTTGGCATCTCGCCTAATGGCCGGGCACGCCTGGCCAGGAAGAAAGCAGAGCCCATGCCTCTTGATGACATGGAGCAGCTGTTGGACGATGTGCATGAGTTCGTCAATGAGCCTAAGCAATGATCCCGGCGAGCGTGCTGTGCGCTTCTTTGAGAGTCTGAAGCACACCAAGGGCCGTTTCTATGGGCAGCCGTTTGATCTGCTGCCCTGGGAGCGGCAGATTGTGCATGATGTGTACGGCACGCTGAACGCACGCGGCTACCGGCAGTACAAAACGGTCTACGTCGAGATCCCGAAAAAGAACGGGAAAAGCGAACTGGCAGCAGGCGCCGGTCTATTTCACACGTATGCCGATCGCGAGCGTAATGGTGAGGTATATGGCTGCGCCGCGGACCGGTCCCAGGCCTCTATCGTCTTCGATGTGGCCGTCGATATGATTGACCAGGTGCCCGCGCTAAAGAAGCGCACCAAGCTCCAGCTATCTTACAAGAAGCTGACAGATCGGGTCAGTGGCACGTTTTATAAGGTCCTATCAGCTGAGGCCTTTACAAAGCACGGTTTGAACGTGAGCGCCTGCATCTTCGACGAGCTGCATGCCCAGCCTAACCGGGAAATGTGGGACGTGATGACCTTCGGCGCTGGTGATGCGCGCACCCAGCCAATCTGGTGGGTGATCACCACGGCGGGCGATGACCCGGACCGGGTTAGTGTGGGCTGGGAGCAGCATGAGTATGCTCATAAGATCCTGGCCGGGGAGATTGTAGATCCAACCTGGTACGTGGTCATCTATGGGTATGAGGGCGAGGATATTTATAACGAGGTCAACTGGTACCAGGCCAACCCGAGCCTGGACCATACCATCACCATAGAATCAGTCCGTGAGGCTGCTGAGAAAGCCAAGGCCAAGCCAGCTGATGAGCGACTTTTCCGCTGGCTGCGACTTAATCAGTGGATCACCACCAAGCTGACGACCTGGCTGCCGGTGGATCTCTTCGATGCCACAAACGGCGATTGGACCCGCGCTGATCAGCTGGGTAAAGATTGTTATCTGGGGCTGGATCTCTCGACGACCACGGATCTGAGTGCGATCGCTGTGATCTTTCCGCCCCAGGGTAAGCAGATCGATTGGCGGGTGTTCTGGCATTGTTGGATCCCAGCGGATAATATGACCGAGAGAGTGAAGAAAGACCACGTGCCATATGATAAATGGTTAGAGCTGGGGCATATCACGGCCACGCCTGGTGATGTCATTGACTACACTGAGATCAAAAAAACGATTCTCGAGGTAGCCAAATTTTACAATGTGATAGAGATCGATGCCGACCGTGCTTTTGCGACTATGCTGCTCCAGGAACTTGAGAAAGAGAATCTCCTTTGCGTAGATGTGCCCCAAACATTTGTAAGTTTGACAGATCCGCTAAACCAGACAGAAGTTTTGCTAAAGGGCAAAAAAGAATTGGAAACAGATGACCCTAAGCCGATCTCCGGGCAGATGCTCACCGGGCGGATCACACACGAGAATAACCTGGTAGTACGTTGGGCCTTTGGAAATACGAGTATTGCTCAGAATGGGCAAGGGTTCAAGAAGTATGTAAAAGAGCACAAGGGCAAATCCGTGGTGCGGACCAAGCGCATTGACCCAATAGCAGCCTGGATCACTGGCATGGCCAGGGCGCGGTTCTACCAGGGCAGTGTGGATCTGAGCGCGAAGATACTCGATCCGGAGTGGGGAATGTAATGAGCGAACGAGATTTCTGGTTGATGGTACGCAGGGCACTGCTCATGTTTGTAAGGGCAATAGAGTTGCGTTATTTAAGTTCTGGGTATATAATTAAAGAAGTTGAGGAAATTCAAGAGCTAAACATCCGTTGAGTCAATAGCCAGCCCGCGGCCTAGTGCCCCCGGCGAACTAGATATAGACCGCGCTTTCGAGCCCCGTCCGAATATGGACAGGGCTTTTTTTGTTGGCAATGACAGAAAAAATGTCAGATTATCGGGATAGATTTATGGGGAGACCGGCGGCGGTGCTGGGTGGTGGGCCGAGCCTACCGGATGATTTAAAGCGGCTTCCGCCTGGCTGCCTGCTGATCGCCGTCAATTATCATGCTCAATATTTGGTCAAGCCTGATTTCATGGTCTATAACGATCACCTGGAAAGTTTAGATCAACAGACCCGCCAGGCCATTTTGGAAGGCGATGTAATCCGGGTCAGTTCAAACCCAGATTCAGATATCAAATTTGATATGGATGTATGGACTGGCTTCTACAGCTCCAATACGGCGACCTGGTTCGCGCTGTGGATGGGATGCGATCCGGTAATCTTGTGCGGAATGGATCTATACCAGGGAGAGCGGGCCTATTTTCACGAATATGAAGACCAGCCGCAATTTCACCAGCCGTTAGAGCATCACTTGCAGCCCTGGATCGAAGATGCCAAGAATATGCTTCCCGGCTGGCAGAGAGTGCGTGCCATGTCGGGACCGCTGATCGATATATTTGGTCAGTATAAGGCGGAGTATGAGACAGTTTATCGTTAGATATTTGGATGATTTCATGCTTCTGGCCGGGTGTGCTTGCGTTTTATATGGCTGTGCGCTCTTATCAGCGGCGTTGGCCTGGATTATCGGCGGGCTCATACTGATTGGGTTAGCGGTGTTAGTGGGTAAAGCGAAGGTGAGAAATGCTGCTTGAGAATCTTCTGAGTGGTAATCCGGCGGTAAAAGAAGACGGGAATGCGTCTCCCAGGCACGATTATGCCCCCTCGCATGGCTATTATACGAAATCTGGCGAGCGGGTATCCGTATGGCGGTCCAAAACCATTGCTACAGCATATCGGGCAGCGAATATTATCTCTGATGATGTTGGTAAAATGCCCTTTCAGGTCATGCGGAGGAATGGCAGACAGATTGAGCAGGTCCAGCCTGACCCCATTACCCGCAATATCGCGTATCTACTCAACGTCAGCCCGAATATTTGGGGATGGACGCCCTTCCAGTTCCAAAAGGCCGAAGTAGATTGGCGCATCTGGTACGGGAACAGTTATATCTGGGCTCCCACCGTGGGACCCCGCCAACTCTTGATTTTGCCAGCTGACAGGACCGTGCCAGTGTTCGATATGGACGGGAATCTATGGTATCGGCATACCTTCAGCAATGGCAAGACCAGCTATATTCCATCTGTGGAGATATTGCACCAGCTCATTAACCCGGACCATACCGGTTTTATCGGGCGCGGCGTGATCACCTTTGCACGCGAGAGCTTTGGCAGGCAACTGGCGGCGCGTGATACCCAGGCCATGTTTTATAAGCAAGGCTTTATGCCTGCTGCTTATGTACAGGTTCCGGGTGAGCTGAACGCGGAAGCACGCAAGAAAATGCGCGATGCCTATGAAGAGACGATGAGCGGCTCCGATAATGCTTACCGGCTGGCAGTATTTGACAGTAGGATAACGAAATTCGAGCCCATCAATATCCAATTGAAAGACGCTCAGTTTTTGGAGAGCATCGATGCCACCGACAAGGATATTTGTAACTTCTTTGGTCTTCCTGAACACATGCTCAACCGGGGCAAGGAGTCATACAACTCCAATGAGCAAAAATATATTGAGTACTTGACCGGAACGCTTGACGCTTTGCTGGTGCCGTGGGAACAGGCTGCAAGAATCCGCTGGCTGACCCTGGAAGAGCAATCAAACACCTATTTTAAATTCGTGCGTGAAGCGCTGCTGAGAATGGACAGCAAAGCCAGGGGTGAGTCGATGGCAATTCGCATCCAAAACGGCATGCTGACACCCAACGAAGGGCGCGAAAAGGACGATTTAGGCGCTTACGAAGGCGGTGATCAGTATTATATGGCCAGCAATATTGCTGCAATTGGAGGCCCAAATATGCCCAATCAGCAGGCCGGAGGCGCATAAAAATGAAAATTTCGTATATTTTGCAGACCTTTATCGAGACACCCTGGGCAATTTTGCCCAATAAATTGGCTGTTTTAGAAGAAATCGTCGCCAGGCATGTGTCTGGCGAGAAACTGGACGCTGAAGAAGTGCAAACCCGAATCCACGGGGCAACCAGGCCAAAAGATCGAGTTATAAGCAACGTGGCTGTGCTGCCTCTCTTCGGGACCATCTTTCCAAGGGCGAATATGATGACGGATGTATCCGGAGCGACCAGCGCACAGCGTTTCGGCGCTCAATTTACGGAACTGCTCAAAAATCCCGAGATCAATGCGATCGTATTGGACGTGGATAGCCCGGGCGGCAATGTAATGGGCATCGATGAGCTGTCAAAACTGATCTACGATGCGCGCGGCCAGAAGCCCATCGTGGCAGTGGCCAATCATCTGATGGCCTCGGCGGCTTACTGGATCGGCACGGCAGCGGACGAAGTGGTAGTGACGCCCTCCGGCGAGG